ATTTTCATCAAACCCGACTGGCTCCTCTGGAAGCTCTTGGGTACTTCCAAGCTCCTCGTCGAGTTCAATGTCTATTGCCTCTCCATCATCGAGAGCTTCAAGACCTTCGGGGGCTGCATAGAGAGATTTTTCAATAGACATTAGTAATACGCCACTTTGCGTTTAAAGACTGGCTCTTCTTCTTTCATGTCGGTCTGCAATCTAATGAAACCGCCTTGCCTGAACCTAAGAAGAGCTTGACTGGTGGAGTCCACTAGGTCGTCGTGGTCCCCGTTTGGGAAAGACGCAACTTCTTCAACAAGTTCCTCTGCCCATCTTGTAGCTGGTGCCCAGACTAAACCAGAGGCAAACACATCCGATATTGCGTTTACACGGGCAATCTTATCATTGCCTCTTGATGGAGTGTACTCCGACAGCGGAATACCTAATTGCCTTAATTCATAGATTAATGGAGCTCCGGCTGCTTTCTTTTCAATAATCAATGAATCAGGTTCCCATTCGGTATACATCTCCATTGCTTTTTTCTTTAAAGCTGGAAACTCCATTCTGTCTTTGAATGCATCCAAAAGGATTATGTTGGCTATTTCATCGCCATTCTCATTGGGTTTGTAAAACACTCCCCATGTTGTACATGCGGAATAGTCAGCCCTTGAACTCTTTTCAAATGCTGTATCCCATGACTGAATCAAATACTCGCATTGAGGCGGATTGTCATTCTCCCAAACATTCCACATCTCACGCTTAATGATTGCCCCTTCTTCAGATGTAGGATTCTGTTGATACTGGGCTTCCCATTTGGAAACAGGCAACTCATTCTTGATTGCCTCTAATTCCTTTTGACTCCAAAACTCCGGCCATAACGGAGTTCCCGAAGGCATTAGAGCAGGCAACTCAATAACTTCCCATTCATCCGCTTCGCGTTTAATTGAGTTAGCAATGATTTGCCCTGTTAAGTCTCTTTTACTCCATCTAGTGGCGACTACTACGATAGACCCCCCCGGCTGCAAACGCTGACGAGGACCTGCGTTGTACCATTCAAACACGCGGTCATAAACCGCGGGATTGCCAAGCATTGCCTCTTGTTCAGAATGCGGGTCATCGATGATTAGAACATCAGCGCCCTTACCAGTAACCGCTCCCCCAACGCCAATAGCGAAGTAATCGCCACCTTTGTTGGTGTTCCATCGCCCCGCGGCTTTAGAGTCCGTGGAAAGCTTTGTAGGAAAGATTGCCTGATAGTCAGGTGTGTTAACTAAGTTCCTAACCTTACGTCCAAACCCAACTGCTAGTTCAGCAGTGTGGGCTGTTTGGATAATCTTCTTCTCGGGAAACTTGCCTAAAAACCAAGCAGGAAAGAGAAAAGAGGCAAACTCGCTCTTGGTGTTGTGCGTACAAATGTAACCTTCGCCAGCCAAAAACAGCCCGTCCTCTCTGTCAACCTTAATGCATTGCGTATTGCCAACGGCATTTAGTTTTTCAATGCGAATGTAACGCCCAAATGTGCGTTCATTCTTTAAAGTTCTAATCTCTTTCCTAGGCAGCTTAAACACATCATTGGCATAAAACGATATCTTCCACGACTTGCCATATGACTTGTCTTTAATTTTTGCCTCAGATTCTAGTATGTTGGCTTTTATCCCTAAGCTACGAATTAACTGCGCTACTTGCAGAATGAAACTGTAATTGCTTTGCGCAAAGAAGCATTGCCCAGCTTTAGAAACGTTGCCGTCCGTGTCCATTAACCCTTTCAGCAGGTCTCTGCGCTGTTCAACTGATGCCTCTAAGTATTCTTGAGGTATGTGCTTGTTTCCTAATACGCCAATGTCGCGCAATGCCACTTGAAGACCAAGTGTTCCAAATGTGCAGTGAGTGGATTGCTCAGTTGTTTTAATCCCACGTTTCTCTATCTCTGCTCGCACGATAACAGCATCAGCATCTTGCGAAGTGATTACTCCGCTTTTGCTTGTGCCGTCGCCAAGCCAAACGCCAAGAATATACGGGTCTACGCCAAGTTGCTTTTCTGGGTACTCTACCGGTTTGCAGTCTGGCAACCTTGCTAGCCTTACTTCTTTTGCTGTTTTGCCAGTTACAAACTCTGCGCCACCACCGCGCTTTGTGCGCAAAACCTCTCCGTTTTGCCTTCTCCACAACTGCTCGGTCGTGTAGTCATGAAAAACGTTGTGCTTACGGTTAAGCCTAACAGTCCATAGATGCTCTGCGTCTACATCCAAATACGCGCCATCGTCCGTCCATACCCTGTACAACTCACGTCCAACAAACACCTCAGACTTTGCAAGTACAGCAACGGGCTTTCCGTCAGGCCCAAACACATGGTCCCCGACTTGCAAGGACTCCATTGTCTTTATTCCGGAAGTAGTAGGTATCTTCATGCTTGTCAGTATAGCATGACGAGGTGGCATATTTATTATTAATCTTTTTAGCTCACCGGACGCTACACGTTCAAATGCATCCGCCATGATTTGATGGTGCCTTCCTGATATAAAGACAGGCCACATCTCTCTGACAAACGGCAGGAAGTTCTCTTTACATCGCTCTATCTTGTCTGCTTTAAGCAGTTGAGCAATCTTCCCAATATTAGGATGCCCCTCTGGGAGGGCATCCAGAAGCTTACGGTAATCCTTTACCTCTTGCCTCGTTAAAAGACTCATGGCTTTGCCATACGCACGTTGTGCTTCTTCATAAAGCAAGAATCTTCTTAATGCCTTTGTCAGCCACTTTCAAACTTCTAAACTTGTGCGGCTGAATCCTTAAGTAACCCTTTTGCCTCAATGTATGCACAATCCTGTGAACATTAGACCTGCTCTTTAACTTCATACCTTGCGCTATGTTGTTGTACGAAGGCGGATAGCCCTTTAGCTTGATATACGCATGAATGAACTCCAGCACTAACGCTTGCCTATCCGTAATAGGAGCATCATTTTTTTCTAACATATACCCCCCCGGTAGAAATGCGAACGTTCGTGTGGGGGGTCATTCTATATACGGGTTTAAACAAGTCAAGCGCAGATTTGTATAAGGGGTAGGGGGTATTAACTTTCAGTAGATATGATTAGTGCTGTTGTGTTCGTGAGGGGAAGTGATGACATATCTTAGGGAAATGATGATGGAATGTGTGGGATAGAGTGTAGGGTGAGACGATGCACCTACCCCCAATACGCCCGGGTGGGGTACCCGTGGGTGTCGTACCACGCCATCGAACTATCCCCTGGACCATAACCTTCTGCACACAAGCATCATCATCCGCGCTTGCACTATCGTCTGCATTGATACTATCGTCAAGATTGGTATCGTTCCACGTGGAACAATCAAGCGACTGACTTGAGCTTGAATGCTTTGAGGTGAGAATCAAGCTCACGCTTCAACTGCTCAGGGTCGACTTGCTCGACCTTCGCCTCAGACTTATCAACGAACATGCCAATGGCTTTACCCATTAGTTCAAGCGACTTCAAGCGGTCTGAGGTTCGCTCTTCATCGTTCGCTGCATGGGCGTGGAGACGTTCCAATACGTAGCGTCGGGTGGCGATAGCGTCGTCAATTACGTTCTGTTTGATGGCCTCAAAGACAGGCTCTATGAGTCCACTTATCCGTGAATCCCTCAATAACTTGTTCGCACCCGATATCACACTCGCCTCATTGGTCCCGGGCCTTACGTCATAAGCTTTTCGGTATGCATCCCTTGGCGAGTTACCTTGAGCTATCAAGGACGCGAAAGCTTTCATCTTCGGAGTGATTCTCTTTTGGTTCATCCTCACGCCCACCGGCTTACCGTCCATCCTTTTCTTCTCATTGGTGCCTTCTATCATCTGGAGCACCTCGGGCCTGATTCCGGGGCTTTCAACGTTCGTGCTCGTCTCTTCTCCACTCCCTGAGCTATCGTCCAAACCCTCGTTTTCCACTGGCTCGCTGTAGTCTTCCCTGCTCATTCTCGCCACCTTCCACTTGTTGCGCTAGTCGCACATTGAACGACAGCCTAAGCCGTCAATTGTTCGCATTCTATACCTTGTAGATAACCTGTGAATAGCCTGTGGATAACTTACTCATTCCCTAGCATCTATCAATACTTGCCCCTGTGCATAACTGTTACGGGGTCGCTATAAAGAATATTCACGCGCCTGCGTCAACCTGTCGCACGATATCGCTTGACAGACAGAAAACGATAGTGCTATCGTTCACCTCATCGCAACGCAATCACTCAGGAGGAAACAATGAACGCTTACGAAACAATCACAAACAGTATTATCGAAGAACTTGAGAAAGGCACCACGCCATGGGTCAAACCATGGAAGGGTGACAACTCAGCGGCCCGTAACATCGTATCGGGCAAACCATACCAAGGCATCAACCGGCTAATCCTTGGTATGCGCTCAATGACTCCAGGATTCTCATCCTATTGGGCGACCTATAAACAATGGAATGAGCGCGGAGCGCAAGTCCGCAAAGGCGAAAAGGGAACGTCAATTGTTTTCTTTTCAATGGTCGAGCGTGAAACAGAATCCGGTGACGTGGCATCCATACCAATGGTTAAAACCTTTGTTGTTTTCAACTCTTCGCAGTGTGACAACGCGGAAGTTCCCGTGACTGTCGTATCGAATGATTTTGACGCAATCGCAGCATGCGAAAAACGCATTGAATCAACCGGCGCAATCATTCGCCATGGCGGAGATGCAGCGTTTTATTCCCCCGCGCATGATGCAATCCAGCTTCCGCACAAGTCATCCTTTGTTTCGCCTGAGAGTTACTACGCCACGGCATTCCACGAACTTGGTCACTGGACGGGCGCGAAACATCGTCTGGCGCGTGAATTCGGTGGTCGATTCGGTAATCCAGCGTATGCATTCGAGGAACTTGTTGCGGAACTGACTGCGGCGTTTTTATGCCAGGACCACGGCATCGCTGGGGAACTGCGCCACGCCGGGTATATCGGGCACTGGCTGAAAGCATGCCGTTCCGATAGTAAAGCGATATTCAAAGCCGCGGCATTGGCACAAAAAGCCGCGGACTACATCGCCGGATTGGATGCAACGGTCGCAATTGCGGCGTAATTAACAGCCCCCTACGGGGGGCAATCTAACGATTCACTACTGGAGTAAACAAAATGATTCACTACGTCGATAAATCATCCAATGTTAAGACCGGACCTATCCCGGTCACCTATTCCGCTCGGGATACTTGCCCCCCATCATGTGGGCAGGCGGAATCTTGCTACGCCGATGCAGGGTTCCACACTCGCATGGTCTGGGAT